CATTATTAAAACAGCCTCTGCAACTTTCACGGTACTAGCAAGTCAAACAAAGTTTGCTTAAGGAGTTCTAGTGAGTCCAATACTAGAATCAATAGGATCGGTTAAAGGGTTTGGTTGGGGAGCGTTTGCTGATGGTAGTTCATTTCAATCCATCTCAACTGTAACCGTAGGCGCAGGTGGTGCATCTGATGTAACCTTCAGTTCAATACCTGCTACCTATACGCATTTACAATTAAGAGGAATTACAAGAAGCACTAGAGTAATAACACAAACGGCATTTAGAGTTAGGTTTAATTCTGACTCAGGAAGTAATTACAGTTATCACGGACTTTATGGCGACGGTTCAAGTGCTCAAGCCGACGCAGGCGCTAGCACTACCTACATACAGTTACCTAGGTTTTCAGGTGAGAGTGCTACGGCTGGAATATTTGGTGCAGGTATAATTGATATTTTAGATTATGCCAATACTAATAAGAATAAAACATTAAGGGCTTTGGCTGGAGTAGATCGTAATGGCGGTGGTGATATTTGGCTCAATAGCGGTGCTTGGTATAACACTAATGCCATTACTTCTATTACATTAACAGAAGCATCTACTGGAGATTTTGCACAATATTCACAATGGGCTTTATACGGAATTAAATCTTAGCCTATGAAGATTAAAGAAAAACCTTGGAACTTTAAGTACGAAGTTTGTACTATTGAAGATTGTGACAAAGCACATACTGCTAAAGGTATGTGTCAAATGCACTACCGTAGAGTTAAGTTACATAAAGACCCTAATGCAAATGCAAGAGGACATAAAGGTAAGCGGTCAACTTACAAAATGATAGTATTTAAAGGACACCCAAACGCTAACTCTAAAGGTGGTATCGCAGAACATCGTTTAGTAATGTCCCTACAATTAGGTAGACCTCTATTGCCTAATGAGAACGTTCATCATATTAACGGTGACCGAAAAGATAATCGTATAGAAAATTTAGAACTATGGTCTGAAATGCAACCATCAGGACAACGAGTGGAAGATAAGGTGGAATACGCTGTGGAAATACTAAAACAATACGCTCCGCACCTTTTGGAAGGTAGGTCATAATGACAGCCACATACGAAAAGATAGCGACAACTACTTTAGGTAGTAATCAAGCAACAGTTACTTTTAGTTCTATACCTGGCACTTATACAGATTTAGTTTTGATTACAAATGAAAAACAAACTAATACCAGCAATCGCTCTTCTGCCTTGCGTTTTAATTCAGATAGCAATTCAAATTATACACAAACTGGATTATACGGAACAGGTTCGGCAGCAGGCACCTTTAGAACTAGTAGCACTACGTTAATTTATTATGGTTTCTATGGTTACTCAACCACTTCTAATTTTAACTTTAACTCAATAATTAATATTAACAATTATAGTAATACAGCAGTTAATAAAACTGTTTTAAGTAGAGCCAATAATGCTCAAAATGGTGTTGATATTATCGTTGGGTTATGGCGAAATACTGCTGCAATAACATCTATTACATTAACAATGGAAACTCTTTCTGACTTTACAACAGGCTCAACCTTCACACTCTACGGAATCTTAAAGGCATAATATGGCAACCTATACACTTATCAATTCAGTAACAGTAGGCGCAGGCGGTGCGGCTACCATTGATTTTACTTCTATCCCACAAACTTACATGGATTTAGTAATTAAATTAAGTGTCCGTAGTACAGAAAGCGCTGATGTTTCTAGTTTGAATATATCATTTAATAGTTCAACTTCAAATTTTTCTCAAAAGTATCTTGTTTCAAATGCAGGCGGTGCTTTTGCAGGCTCACAAGCCCGATGGGTTACTTATGCCGATGGTGGAACAGCCACAGCGAACATATTTAGCAACGATGAAATTTATATTACAAATTACACTTCATCCAATTACAAATCCTTCTCCTCTAACAGCGTTACAGAACAAAATTCCAGTACCGCATATATGGGTTTATTTGCAAGCCTTTGGTCTAATACATCAGCAATTACATCTATTACGCTAACACCTTCAGGTGGCAATATTGCTCAACACTCAAACGTATGTTTATACGGAATATCTAACGCATAAAAAATACCCCCATATTTCAGAGGGTATTTCATTTTAAGTTAATATTTGTCCTACTTACATGGATATTTGTTGTACCATTCTTGATACCGTGCTCCATTTACGGAACTCCATGATGACCAGTCTTTTCCACCCTTAGTCATAAAGTGGGCTATTTGTGCATTAGTAACTGGGTTAAATAACTCAGCGTTTGAATCTAGTTCAAACTTTTTTCTGCGATCTGAACCTAATTCTTCTATCATGTTTATTTGAAACACTCCATAAGAACTATCTCCAGTTTTTGCGTTACCGTTGAAAGCGTGAGGTCTGCCATTGGACTCTGCCTTAGCCACTGCACATGCAGATCGTAAAGCGTTACCTTTGAAGCCTATAGCCTTTAATAGGTCAACCAGTTGCCCATCTGTTAAAGAATGAGCATTTTCATACTTCTCTAACTTTTTAGCCGTAGAAACCAAAAAAACCCCTTGAGGGGCTTCTGCGACCTTTACGGTAGGTTCTATTAAAGTTTTAGTTTCAAGAGCATTAGCGGCATTTAAAAATGGTGCGAATAAGCCAACCAACGCTATCAAACCTAACCAACCTGCTTTATTCCTGTCTTTCATCAAAAGTACCTCCAGAACAAGATAGCCGCCTCTCGGCAGCCTTGTATTAATTGTAGCATGATTTTGGGTTAAAAAGCAAGTTTAGATAATATTTTTTTATTTTATTTTAAATCCCGTACTTGAAAGTGGTATAATAATTATATTATGGCAGAGACCGCAACGTATGATCTTCCTTATCCCACAGACGCATCGCCTGTAGATGTTGCTGGAGATATTCAAGCATTAGCAGAGGCAATTGATGCGGTATTGCCAAGTTTAGGCTTACCATATTTTACTCACGAAGTTAGAAATAACAGTGGTGCAACTATTGCAAAAGGGACTCCAGTTTATGTAACTGGATTTTCTACTAAGACTACCGTCGCAAAATCGCTAGGAGATACACTTGCACATTTTCCTGTAATAGGATTAACAACTACAGCAATTACAAATGGTAGTGATGGTGTAGTAATTGTTTCTGGTGTTTTTAGTGGTATTGATACTTCTTCATATACCGCTGGAAATATACTTTATGTAGCAACTGCTGGAGGACTTACTACAACACAGCCTACAACTGGCTCAGGAGCCGTAGGAGTGGTTTTAAAGTCTCATGCAACAACAGGGGTTATACTTGTACTAGGATCTAAAGGTAATGGCACTTGGGGTGCAGTTAAGGCAGGATTATAATGGCAACATATAGAGGTCAAGGCTCAGATTCATTTTCAATTGGCGCAGCCCCACCAGAAGTTGCTTGGACATTAGTACGTGGAGACTCATCAGCATTTAGAGTTTATGTAACAGATGAAACAAGAACACCATTAACAATTGATAACTGGGATATCTCAATGGACATTGCTAGAAGAACAGTTAACGCAAATACTGGAGCAGTAACTTATCCAGTAATTGTTTCATTAACACCACAAGCAACAGCAGATGATGATGATGGAGAGTTTACAGTTTCACTTTCTCCAGGAGATTCTGAATTACTTGCAACAAACGATATTTTTGATATTCAACTAACAGATGCCACCAGAACTTGGACGGTATGTAAAGGAACAATCACAGTAATTGAAGATGTAACTGCTGCAGAAAGTTAATCATGCCAGTAGAACAAATAACACAGGTAGATAAGTTTAAAACCTTCATATCTCCAACCAAATATTCTAAAGTAACTGTAAAAAAAATTGGCACAATTACTGCACAAGTTGAAGGAGTTTATCCTTTTAGAGTGAGGTTTAGATCTCTTGAATTCCCTGGAATTTCTAGCGGTAACGCACCAGCAATTGGTTTAGCAGTCATTGGTAGTACGTTTCTTATTTTATGATATAATCACATATATGGCCATCATCCCAATCAGCACACTAAAAGGTAAATTTGAATCTGGTGATATTCCTACTGGA